AACTAATGGACGTACATTTTTTGAAAGCCACGAATCTGATGCGGAGTCTGCTTGCCACCTTGAAGTGATAGACTCCATCTCTTTATTCTGTTGCTCGTATATTAATTGTTGTAATTTTATTTTTTCATCAGCACTTACGTCTGATTTACCGATAGCGGCTATAGCTTCTTGAGGCGATGTTACACCTTTAAGTATATTACCTAATGTTGGGTTAGCCATAGAAGCAGCACCAAACAAAAGTTTACCTACCGTAGTTTCGGCAAATTTCTTTTTTGGTTTACTCATTTATTTTTTATTTTTTCTATTAAAATGTAACATAGCTTTTGGAGATAGCTTCATGTCAGTTAATGATAAATTAGCTTTAGGCATTTTTACATTCATTTTTGAAGGATCTAAGTTAGATTTAAATTTAAAATCACTAACTCCTCTATTCATACTTTGTCTGCTATCAGTCCTAACATCATAATTACCTTTAAGAGTTCCAGGTGTAAATCCTTGTTTTATTGTACCGCCTGGCCCTATAATACCTTGAGCTTCTTGAAGTGCAGTTTGTCTGTTTATTTCTGCTATTCTGTTACTTTGATTTTCAAATTGTTTTCCTTTAGCTATTCCTTTTTGCTCTCTCATGAACTCTCTTCTAGCTTTTCCTTTTAAACCTGCTCTATCAGCAGCAGCTCTAGCAGCTCTTATTGCAGTTCTTTTACCTTTTCTTTCGCCTTGAATAACACCTCTTATTTGTTGTCTTCTACCAAAATTACCTGTACTTTGATATTCTCTTCCAATATCCTTAAGATCTTTTGTCTCTACTTTATCTTGCACTACTTTTGTTCCAATTTTTTGTTTTGTAGTACCAGCGGGGTTTGCTTTAGCATCTTCTATAAATTCATCAAGATTACTATATAGTTTACCTGTTCTTGGGTTTTTAGCTTTACCATCAACTTTTTCAAACTTACTATAAACATCAGCATAAGACCCTTGAGATTTTTCAGGAACATCTCCAAAAACATCTACAACTCTATCTTGAGTATCAATTTTTGTTGTTTCTGTTTTTAAATTACCATCAGGTCCAACAACAACTCGTTCTGATGAAGTTGAATTTGAGGCATTTTTTTGTTTTTCAGCTTCTTCTTCAGATTGGGTTTGATAATATACACTACCCATATACATAGTCTTCATGTTATTAGCAACATTACCTTTAAAAGAATGTGATGAGTCCATTTGATAGCCCATCTTATTTCTTACTTCAGTTGGTAGTTTACTTAAACCTTTACCTTTATTACCTTCAGGAACAGGTTTTAAAGCATATGCTTCTTTATTCATACCATACGCTATATTAGGTAAACCTAAGTTTTTTCTTTTATTTAATTTGTTAGCTTTTGTAACTAATCTTTTGTTTTTTTGTATACCCCCATCTTTTTTGAAAGATCCTGTTGCTGCATTCTCAGCTTTGGCTTTTAATTTAGAATGTCTTATTTTTGCTTTTGTTTTATTTGGCATGATTTCTATTTTTTATATTTATATGGGAATAGGGCGTTCATGGCCTTACGTCTGCCTTCGCAACCACATGGTATATTTAAACCTTTAGATACGGTATCTACCATTGTTTTTATTCCTGTTTTTGTTGTAAAATTTTCTATTGAGTCTCCTAGACCCTCTGGTTTATTTCTTATCATATTAACAATTCCATTTTCTTCTTGCTGCTCTACCTCTTTCAGATTTCCAATTTTTAGATCTAGCACAAAATGATTTTCTTCTTTTCCAAGCTTTACTGCCTTTCTTTAATTTAGAAGGAGGTGTTGTTACAGCTGTTTTTAATTTACTACCTGGATTATCTTTTCTATACTTAGCAACACCTTTAGCTGTCATTCCACCACCGGCTTTAGCGCCAGTACCGCCTTTTTTATTTACTTTTTTATAGTAACCTAAAGATTTTTTTCTTGATGGTGCGTTCTTACTTGCCATAATTAATATCCTGCTTTTGCTCTTTCAGCTGCTGTCATACTTATTCTTGGATTAACATATGATACAGCTTTAGTTTTAGGATTGTTTACTTTTACAGTTTTACCTGGTTTACCAACAACAGGTACATATTTATTAGTTAGCTTACCACTCTTAGTAAAATGACCATATAGTTTACCACCAACTTTATATGGTTTCATGTATTGTTTAGGTGCATTAGTAAAGGCTTTAAATAATTTCTTACCAGCTTTAAGAAATTTTCCTGGTCCACTTATATACCCAAAAAGGCCAGCGCCTCCTCTTACTTCAGGAATAGGTTTACCGCTTTTATCTCTTTTTACTAAAGAAACCATATTTGATTTTTTCTTAGGATCTTGACTGCCCATCATTGCATAGCCTTGTTGGCCCATGCCTTTAGGTTTCATCATATATCCTTTGTTTGATTTTTTAAAGTTTGGCATAATTTCTATTTTTAATATCTTGAACCATCAGGCCTTCTTTGACCTCTTTTTGAAGACCAAGGCCCAAATGTGGGTTGGTCCCTATAACCAGGAAACTGTTTTGGACTGTTTTTCTTAATTAAATGAGGTGTCCAACTTTTGTCAGCATACCTTAAATCTTTTGTGCTTTTAACACCTACTTCTCTCAAAGTTTTTGTTTTCTTAAAACCATGTTTAAGAACTTGCCCTACATAATTTTTTGCACCAGTAAATAAATTTTTTGCTATTTTTAATTTTTTACCAGGAACAGGTGCTACAAGACTAAGCGCTAATCCAATATCACCTCCCCTTCCTTCTGGACTAAGATAAGCTTTAGCTTTTCTAAAAGTTTGAGTAAGCTTAGATGATGCTGGACGAATTTCGCCCTGTTTTTTTATTACTTCAGGGTTATAATTTCCTGCTCCTACACCATAAGATTTTTTTATGGATTTTTTATTTTGTTGATTAGCCATCATCCCGTAGGGTGATTTCATTTTATAAGG